CTTCACCGTCTCCGGCGAGGAGCCGGCGCCTGAGGCCAAACGCGGCCCCGGCCGGCCGCGCAAGGACGAGGACTGAACGAGCGGGGGCTTCGGCCCCCGTTTTTATTTCCCGACAAATAGCGACAAATACCGACATGCCCGACATCACCAAGACACGCGCCCAACTGGTCGAGCGGGTAGCGGACAATCTCAACCTGCTGCAGGCCGGACAGACGATCGAGACAGATGTCTACGCCAAGATCGACAGTCACCTTGACGAGGCAGTGTCGGCGATGGCCGCGCTCGGCATCGTCTACATCGCCGACCTCGAGGAGATCGAAACAGCCGTTTTCAGTGACAGCGCCAAGGTGATCGCATTTCGCATCGCCTCGTCGGGTTACGGCATCCCACCGAGGGAGCAGGACGCGCAACTGTCGGAATTGCGGTTGCGGCAGATGACGTCCGGCAAGCCGACGTTCGAAACCATGCGGGCGGAATATTTCTGATGGCTGCCCAAATCACGTTTCCCACGAGTTCGGCGCCCGGCGTCAACCCGCACGAGGGCTCCGGCCGGCTGGTCAACGTGTACGCCGAGAAGTCGCCGCCGGCCGCGCGGTTCCCCGTCACCTGGCGGCGCACCCCCGGCGTGGCACTGGAAACGACCGTCTCTTTCGTGACGAATTGCCGGATGATCTTCGATACGACCAGTCCGGGATCAGGGGATCTGGAAGCCAGTGCTTTTCTGGTATTCAATAACGAAGTCTATTCGGCCGAGAGATCTGCGGATGGAATTTGGGTCACCAATGACATCGGAGCCATTTCGGGATCGCGTCCGCTTACGATGGCGAGGAACAACAAGACGCCTCCACCGGATGTCGTTGCGGTGGCGCCAGAGGGTGGCGCATACTCGTTGAACACACCGGGCATGGCTTATCCTGACACTGATCTGCCGGCGGGAAATGTGAATAGCGTTTCGGTGCTCGACGGATATTTCCTGTTCACGCAGCGCAACGGCATCATCTGGGCATCCCAACTCAACAGCACCAATGTGGCGACTGATTCCAATGTTGCGACGCAGGGGCGCCCGGACGGACTGCTGCGCGGCGTGGCCTACCGTAAGGAATTCTTTGCCTTTGGCGAGCATTCGATCGAGGTCTGGCGCGATATCGGCACCTCGCCGTTTCCATTAGAGTTTGTTACCATGATCCCGCGCGGCATCTGCGGCACGCACGCAGTGGCCGGCTGGGAAGAAGGATGGTCGAACGAACTGATCTGGGCAGCCGACGACAACCGCGTCTACAAACTAGATGGCTACACGCCGGTTCCGGTTTCGCAAGATGCCGTGTCGCGCGCCATCGCGACCTGCGCTAACAAGCTACTACTCGATGCAATCGTCTACATGTCCGGTCAGCACGCCATGTGGCAACTGACCAGTCCCGGCGAATGGACCTGGTGCTACAATCAAACTACTGGCGAATGGCACGAACTGCAGAGCACTGGCCGCCTCGACCGGCGCATTCGTGCCTCCTGCCACCTCGGCGGCGAATGGATTGTTGGCGATGTAACGACCGGCAACATCGGAAGAATATCTCCGACCACTTATCAGGAATTTGGTGCAACGCTGCCGTGGCTGATCGAGAGCGCGCCCGTGCATGAATTCCCCGGCCGCATCATGGCGCCGCGGCTCGACTTTGATTTCAGCAAGAACAGCACGGCGTCCACGGTCGATATCACTTGGTCGAATGACGGTGGGCACACGTATGTGGCCAACCCGCTGACCCGCAGCTTGACGAAAGATATCGTGTTCATCACCAACACCGGCATCGCGACGTCCAAGGGCAAACGGTTCCGGCTGGCCGGCTCGAGCAATGCGCCAATGGCGTTCATGGGCGCCGGGGCGGCAACAGTAACGCGGGCAGCCTGAGATGGCGCTGACCCAGATCCCGCAGATCCTGCACCCGTCCGTCGCCTCGGCGAAGACCAACGGCGGGCAGAAATACACGATCGACGATGAACTGTGGCGCTGGCTCAACCAGCTCCGGCGGGGCTTGGAGGAAACTACCGAGGTTGTTCGTGACATTATCAATGTAAAAGATCCGCGTTTCGGCGCCGCCGGCAATGGCGCCACGCTCGACGACGACGCCATCCAGGCGGCGATCGAATTCGGCAACGCGCAGGGCGGCGGCGTGCTGTACTTTCCGCCCGGCGTCTACCAGATCAGCCGGCCGATCGTGTTCGACGATAACGGCTTCGGGTTCTGCCAGGTGCGGGTGTGGGGCGCCGGCATGTACACGTCCGGCATCCGTTGCAACGCCAACCCGGCCAATGGCCCGGTGTTCAGCGGCACGGCTGCGATTCATATCCACGGTTCGATCTCGTTCTCCGACTTCTTCATCAACGGCAACCAGAAGGCGCCGATCGGCATCGTCTACGATCCGCCCATCGGTATTGATGGGACCGTATTCTCTGCGCCGAGCTTGTTTCAGCGGATACAATTTGCCCTGTGTGCGACGTCCGGCTTCCTGAGCGGCAGCCAAAACGGTTTTGGCGGCCAGCATACATTGCGGGATTGCTTCTTCAATACCTGCGGCGGGTATGCAATCGATTGGAATAACGGCGGCCAAGGAAATATGCTCGAAGATACCATCGTGCTCGGCGGCACGCTCGGCGGCCTGCACATGTCGAGCGTGCTCGGCTCGGCCGGGGCAAATCATAACGAGGGGCAGTGCGTTCGCGGATGCGCCTTCTTGACCGCCAACAATCAACCGCCACTGGCGATTCCATGTCCGGGTGTCGTCATCGACAATGGCTTGTTCAACGTGTTTTCCGACAACGTGATCGAGGGGCCGGGACCGAGCTCCTGCCGGAGCGTATGGAAGCGAGACCTCGGTAGCAACCACGTAGGGCCATTGCATTTTACCAACAACTGGTTTGGCTCCGGGTGCGACTTCAGAGGATCGTGCAGCGAGATCGGGTTGCTGGACAACTCGTTTCCCGGCGGCGCGCCGCTGCGGTTCATCTGCAATAATCCTGGTCCTTCAGTCAACCACACGATTATCGGCAATAAGTTCACAGGCGACGGACAGCTTCTGGGCACTACGTATCGAGTGACATTGACCAACCAGAGAAACGTGATCGTTTCGCACAATACACTCAGTGGAGAAAACCGCGGTTTTCATGAAACCAGTACAGACCAGCCGAGCTTTGGCTCGAACCAGCAGATCTGGGTTTTCTTCAATTTTTTCTCACAGGCGCAAAGCTCGTTTAATCTTGCCGGAGGAACCGGAGTTACATTCGGGTTGAATTCACCATGAGCAAAGATCACATTGCCATCCTGCGCAAGCGCGGCGAGGAACAGTTCGCCGCCGGCAACAAGGAATTTGCTGCGGATCTGTTCGAGGCAGCGGATGCGTATTGCGATCTGATCGTCGAGCTCGGCCCGCAGCGCGCCGTGCGATCGATGTCACGGGTCGGCGAGCAGATGCGCCAGGATCAAGCGGCGCTGCTCAAGAGCATCAAGAAATAGGAGGCGACGTTGGCTTTGTTCAGCGCACTCACGGGCGGTCCCGCACACACGGCGGCAAACGCGCAGCGCGACCTGTACGGGAACGTGCTTGGCATGGGTCTGCCGGTCATCGGGGCGGGGCAGACAGCCTCGCTCGGCTATCTGGGAGAGGGGCGGGAGGGTGCGCTCGGCCAGATCGGGGCCGGCGTCGACATCGGCCGCGGCGACATCGTCGGCGGCATCGGCCAAGGGCGTTACGATATCGCCCAAGGCGCCGGCTTCGGCCAGGGTTACCTCGACCAGGGCGTGGGCGCCGGCCGTGAGGCACTGGCGGGCGCCAGCAATGCCTATGCGCCACTGGAGGCGCTCGCCGGACGGTACCGTACCGGCGCCGACATGTACAGCAATGCGCTCGGCCTCGGTGGGGCAGGCGGGGTGGCGGCAGCGCAGGATGCCTTCCATACCGGACCCGGCTACAATTTCGCGGTCGACCAGGGCCTCGAGGCGATCAACCGGCGGCGCAATGCCAGCGGCCAGCTGGTCGGCGGTAACGCCGATCGCGACGCCATGACCTACGGCCAGGGGCTCGCCAACCAGGAATACAACAACTGGCTGAGCAGGCTGCAGGGGTTCCAGCCGCTCGAACTCGCCGCGACCAGCGGCGCCGCCACCGGGCGCGCCGGCATCGGCCGCGACCTGGCAAACCTGGAGGCGGGCTACGGCCGCACCTCGGCCGACCTCGCGCGCAGCACCGGCCTGTCGCTGGCGGAACTGGCGCAGCGCGGCGGGCAGTCGCTGTCCGATCTGGCCATGCGCGGCGGGCTCGCCGGGGCGGGGGTTGAGACGGGCTACGGCACGGGCGCCTCCAACGTCATCCAGCAGGCCGACGCCAACCGGCTCGGGCTGCTGAACAGCGTCACGCGGCCCTATGCCGACACCTACGGCCAGGAGGCGGCAGCCGAAATGCAGGCGAGCGGCAATGCGCTCAACCTCGGCATGAACGTTCTGCGCACCATCGGCGGAAGCATGTGGGGTGGCGGGCCGATGGGCGGCGGAGGAGGAGGTGGCGGCGGCTCGCTTGGCAGTCTGTTTCGATCACCAATAAGTGGTTCGTCTGGCAGCATGTGGCCGTGAGGGGCGATCGATGGCGGATTATTCAGGGTATGGTATTCCAAGGTTGGATTTCAGCGCGCTCGGCAACCTGCCCGAGGACATGCGGCGGGCGCAATTATTCCAGCAGCAGCAGCAGTCGCTGGCGGCACGGCAGAAGACCTTGGCCGAGATCGCGGCCGGCGGCGAGGCCTTCGACTATGGGGCCGGAGCGAAGAGACTGCTCGGCGCGGGCGACTTCGAGGGCGGCCTGACGCTGCTCAAACTGGCCGACGAAAAGTTCAAGCGCGATCTGGAGGAGCGCAAGGTCAAGGTGCTGGAGGCAGCCGGCACGCGGAAGGAGGCGCCGGTCCTGCACGAGATTTTCGATCCCGCAACCGGCCTGCCGCAGAAGGCACTGATCGATCCGGTCACGGGTGCCATCCAGCCGATCGGCGGGACCAAGAAAGAGGTCGAGAAGCCGCGCCAGATGGGCTACGGCGACATTTCGAAAATGACCGAGGAGGGCGGCAAGCTGACCGAGGTGGCCGGGTTTGCCAATACGTTCCAAGATCGGTTCGCCGGCTACAAGAACCCCACTGTGGGCAGTGCAGTCATGACCGCCGGCCGATTGCTGCCGCAGGATCTGGTCGGCAAGGACGTGGCGGAAGGGGCGGCGTGGTGGCAGGATTACAACAAGTATCGCGGCGTCGTGCGCAATGAATTGTATGGGGCAGCTTTGTCGAAGGGCGAGCGGCAGGATTTCGAGGCCGCCGACATCACGCCCGGCATGACTCCGGAGCAGATCAAGAAGAACCTCGCCAAGCAGGAGGAGATCGTCAAGCGGGGCGTCACCCGCAAGGCGGGCGCCCTGGTCAACGAAGGCTTCAACCCGGAGACGATCGCGCGCGCCTACGGCGTCAAGCTGGAAGATCTTGGCGTACAGCCGAAAACGACGCCGCCGCGCGGGGGCGCCTCGGCACCGCGGACGACAGGGACAGGATCGGCGGCAGGGCGGCCGGCGCCCAACGAAGGGGCGGTCAAGTATCTTGAGCAGAACCCGCACACGCGGGATCAATTTGACGCCATGTACGGCGCCGGCATGTCGGATGTGGTTCTCGGTCAGCGGTAATGGCCAACATCTACGAGCAATTTTTGGACGAGGGCGACGCGCCTCGCTCCACCATGTCCCCGCGTGATCGCGAACTCGCCATCCGCACGGTGCTCGGCGAGGCGGCCGATCAGCCCGACGAGGGGCAGGCTGCGGTCGCGGCCGTGATCCGCAACCGGATGCAAGCCGGACGCTACGGCGGCGAGAATATCCCCGGCGTGGTCCTGGCGCGGCACCAGTTCGAGCCGTGGTCGACCCAGGCCGGCCGCAACCGCATGTACGGCTACGCGCCCGACAGCGAGCCCTACCAGCGCGCAGCGGCGGCCGTGGATCGCGTGTTCGGCGAGGGCTATGACCCTACCGGGGGAAGCACGCACTTCTTCTCCCCGACCGCCCAGGCGGCACTGGGACGGCAACCGCCGCGGTGGGCGCAAGGCCAGCCGCTGACGATCGGCGGCCATGCCTTCTACGCGCCGGAGGGGCGGGTGGGCGCGGCACCGGGTGCGCAGCCGGTCGCCTACGCACCGGAAACCGTCCAGGCCGGGCCGTTCTCCTCGGCGGCATCTGCGGAACGGCCGGTTCCGCAAACTCCGCAAACTCCGCAGATGGCGCAGGCTGGCGGCAACGTCTACGAACAGTTCGTCACGCCAACCCCGACTTTGCCTGCGGCGGGGGAAAACCCGTATGGGCAGTTTGCGCCGAGCGGTACCGAGCGGATCGATCCGGCCGCGCCGCGCTCGCCACTGCGTATCGAGGTCACACCCGAACAGCCCAAGCCCGCCGAGGGCGCCGGCTCCTCGCAGGGCGATGTCGGCCGGTTCACGGCACTGCTGCGCGGCGCCTCGTCCGGGGCGACATTCAATTTCGCCGACGAGCTCGCCGGTATCCTCAACAGCCCGGACTACATGGCCGGCCGCCAGGGCGAGATGGCGGGGCCGTTGCAGGCGATCGGCGGTCTGGCAAAGCTCGGCTACGAAACCCTGACCGGCTCGCCCGGTGAGGCGACGAAGGCCTACGAGCAGGCGCGCGATGCCGCCCGGCAGGAGCTCAAGACCGCCAAGGAGCAATATCCCGGCACGACGCTCGCCGGCGAGCTCGCCGGGGCGGTCGCGGTGCCGCTGCCCGGCGTGGCGGCGCTGCGCGGCGCCGGCATGGCCACACGGGCGGCAGGAAGCGCAGGGATCGGCGCTGGTGCGGGTGCACTGGCGGGGGCAGGGGAAGGCGAGACTGGCGCGGAACGCCTCTCCAAGGCCGCTACAGGGGCCGCGGTGGGGGGCGTGGTCGGTGGGGTTGCCTCGCCAGTCCTCGATGTGGCTACCAGGGCCGGTGGCAGGGCGCTCACAGAGGCCGGCCGATACCTGTTTCCCAATACAGATGCACGAGCCCTCAAGATCCTGCAGGGCGCGCAGGAGTCGGCCGAGAAGATCGATCCATCAGCCGCCACCCGCCTGACCGGCCAGCAGGTCGCCAGAACGCCCTCGGCGGCTGTCGTCGACATGCTCGGCGAGCCTGGACGAGCCGTTGCACGCTGGGTCGCCAATGCCTCGCCGGAAGCGCGCAACACGCTCAACCGGATGATCGATCCGCGGTTTGAAGGTCAGGCGGCGCGAGTCGTTGGATGGTTGAACAACGCCTTTCATTTTCCCAGTGCGACCGCCCAGCGCGAGGCTCTCGAGGCGGCCAAGAAGACGGTGAACAGCGCCAACTACGAACGCGCCATGCGTGAGGGGGCGGATGGTTTGTGGTCTCCTAAACTGGAGCAATTGGCCGGTTCTCCCGCTGTCACCGCCGCCATGCAGCGCGCCAGCACGGCGTGGAAAGACGAGATGATCGCCGCCGGCCAAGGCGCGATGAACCCGCGCATCACGTTTACTCCGGACGGGCGGATGCAGATCGCGCGCGGACCAGGTGGCGTGCCAGTCTATCCCGATTTGCAATACTGGGATCTGGTTCGCCGGGAATTGAGCGATGCCATGCAGGCTGCAGGCGAGTATACGGCCGACGGCCGACGGCTCGGCGTGTTCGCCAGGCAGATGAATGCCGAGCTCGATCGTCTCGTTCCATCCTATGCGCAGGCACGGGCGGGGCATGCTCACTTTGCCGGCGCCAAGGATGCGCTCGAGGCGGGGGAAAATTTCGTCCTGATGAAAGGGCAGAACGAGGAAGCCCGCCGCGCACTGGCGCGGATGTCGCCCACCGAGCGGCAATTGTTTCAGGACGGGTTCGTCTCGAAATATGTCGAGATGCTCAAGGAGCCGGGCGACCGCCGCAACATCCTCAACAAGATCGCCGAAAGCCCAGGGGCTCGGGAACGGCTCGAAATGGTGCTGGGACGGCAGAAATCCAATGAGCTGGAAGCCATGCTGCGGGTCGAGGGCATCATGGACCTGACGCGGTCGCAGACCCAGGGCAACTCGACCACGACACGGCAACTGATCGAGGCTGGTCTGGTGGCCACACAGGGTGGGGTCGGTGCGTACTATCAGGGGCTGGCCGATCCCGGCAACCTGGCGACAACCCTGATTGGCAGCGCCCTCGTCAAGCGCGGGCGCACGACGGATCAGCGCGTGGCGCAGAGGGTTGCCGAGATGCTCGTCTCGCGTGACCCGGCGGTGATGCAGAAGGGGCTCAAGGTCATCGCACGCAACCAGGGTTTCATGGACGCGCTGCGTGGCCTCGACAAGCAGATCGCCCGCATCAGTGGTCAGCAAGGCTCAGCCGTTCCTGGCGTGCAGTCGCTCGGCGTAGGCCGAGCAGAAGACCGCCAGCAACAGCAATAGCGCGTTTGCCGGCCACACCGTGACCAGCACCACAGTTATCACGTAAATCCCTAGCAGTGGACCTGACATGACATCGATGACATCGGGCTGGTTCGTCGGCGTAGAGGCGCCGGCGAGCAACCGCGCCTCGTTTCATCGCACCTGGGCCGTCATCAGCGCCGAGGATGATACACCGTTTGACCTGACCGGGGCGAATATTGTGTTCGAGATCTGCGATCCGGAAACCGGGCGCAGCATGCTCTTGGCCACCACGGCAAACGGCAAGGTATTCGTGCCCGAACTCGGTCGTATGTCAGTGTTTTTCACGGTCGACGAGATGCGCGGCCTGTGCCCGCAGACCTATGAAATCGCTTGCACCATAGCGAGCGCGGGCGAAACGCAGCCATTCATAAAGGGCTCGCTGCCAGTCTATCATTGAGGCGTATCATGACCGTACCTACCCTCAAGATGCGGGCGATCCCGCAGTATCCCGTCCGCGTCGTCGGGATCGGCGGCATCACCACGAGCTATGCCAACGGCGTCCTGACGATCTCGTCGGGCACCACGGCATCGGTGCCGGACAACTCGATCACCAACGCGCTGCTGCGCGATAGCATCGCCAACAGCGTCATCGGCCGCGCCGCCAACAGCACGGGCGATCCGGGCGATATCCAAGCCGCGAACGATCATCAGGTGCTGCGCCGCTCCGGCACGGTGCTCGGCTTTGGCGCCATCGACATCAGCCAGTCGGCCGCCGTCACCGGCACGCTGCCCGCCACCAGCGGCGGCACCGGGACAGCGACGCTCGGCGGGACGACACAGTTGCTTTACACCAGCGCGACCAACACGCTGGCGGCATTTCCGACCACGGCGGACGCCTTTCTGACCTCGACCGCGGGCAGCGTACCGCAATGGTCGACGACGCTGCCGGCGGCGATCGCCTCAGGCATCACCCAGGTCGGCACGATCACCTCGGGCACCTGGAACGGCTCCGTCATCACGCCTGCGTTCGGCGGCACCGGGCTGTCGAGCTATGCGGCCGGCGACATTATCGCGGCGACTGGTGCCACCACCCTGGCGCGGGTGCCGTCGACCACGGGCGTGCTGCAGGCGTCGGCCTCGGGCGGCACGCCGTTCTACGGCGGTACGCCATCGCTCGGCACCGTGCTGGTGGGCAATGGCGTGGCGTGGACGCATCTTGCTGCCGGCACGGCGGGCCAGGTGCTCACGTCGGCCGGTTCCAGTGCCGTGGTTGCGTGGGACGACCTCGGCGCCGAGGCGCTGTCCGGCCTGCCCTACATCTGGCTGACGACCAGCGCGGTTGCCGACCCTGGCCTGGGCAAGGTCAACACTAATAACGCCTCTCCCGGATCTGCCTTTACCCTGTCCATCTCGCAGACCGACACTCTGGGGCGCGCCGTTACTGGGCTCATTCGCTCGGCGTGCCAGTCGCTCAGCGGTGTGCGCGGGCAGTTATGGTTTTTTGATCTCGCCGCGCCACAGAACTGGCTTGCCTTTGACGTGATCGAGCGGCCCGGTACTGGCGCGGCGATGTTTGATCACAGTGGCTGGAGCGAGATCCAGATAACGCTTCGCGAACAAGGCGGCACGCTGGCAAATAACACCGAGGTCGTGCTGCAGATCATGCGGACAGGCGACGCGGGGTCGGCGGGAGCCCCCGGCACTGCGGGTGCTACCGGCCCCATTGGGCCGAGCGCATCCCTGGAATATACGTTTGACACCGGCACCTCGGGCGATCCTGGCAGCGGAGAATTCTTGTTCAATGCCGCACTCGGACCCGGTGTTCTCTCGATCAACATCAGCGAGACGGCGGCCGGCGGCGGCAATGTCGCGGCCTGGCTCGACGAGTTTGACAGCTCAACGACCGTGGGCGACAAGGGTTCGCTGACGATCATTCAAAAAAGCGACGTTAGCAAGTTTGCCGTCTTTAAGGTCAACAGCACCCTTACCGATGCTGGCACGTATCAGACCGTCCCCGTCACATTTCAGGCGGGTGCTGGACCGCTTACGGGACTGTGTACGATCCGCTTCGACCGGACGGGCAACGCGGGAACCTCGGGCGCCGGCACGGGCGACGTGATCGGTCCGGCGACGGCGACGGTGCTCAGCGACTTTGTCCTGTGGGACAGCACTGATGGCACCGTCGTCAAGGACGGCGGCACGTTCACCGCGGCCACCATTCCGTTCGTACCAGCCGGTACGATCGCGGCCACGAATGTTCAGGCGGCGATCGTCGAGGTCAATAACGAAAAGCAGCCGCTCGACGCGACGCTGACGGGTATCGCCGGGGTTACGACCTCGGCCGACCAGGTCATCTATGCCACAGGTGCCGATGCGTTTGCGGTCACCGGCTTCACCTCGACCGGTCGCGCGATAGCCGGCGCCGTAGATGCTGCCGCAGCACGCTCCACGCTCGGCCTGGCGGCGATCGCGAGCACCGGCTCGGCGGCCGACCTGAGCGCCGGCACGGTGCCGGCGGCACGCATGCCGGCACACACCGGCGATGTCACCTCAACGGTCGGCACCGTGGCGCTGACCATCCCCAACGATACCGTGACGTATGCCAAGATGCAGAACGTCTCGGCCACGTCGCGTTTCCTGGGGCGTATTACAGCGAGCGCGGGCGATGTCGAGGAACTGACAGCAGCGAATGCAAGGACCATCCTGGCGCTCACGTCGACCGATGTGGGGCTTGGTAACGTCGTCAACGTCGACACGACCAACGCCGCCAACATCACCTCCGGCATTCTCCCGGATGCGCGGCGCGATGTTGGGATCAATGCCGTCACGGCGACGGCGTATACGTTTATCCTCACCGATCGGCACAAACTCGTGACGTTCAATGCAGGCGCCTCCGCGGTCATCGTCGATGTGCCGCTCAATTCCAGCGTGGCATTTCCGGTCGGGACGAAGATCGATGTGGCCCGACTCGGAGCCGGAACAGTTCGTATTCGGCCGGTCGGCGGCGGCGTGACGCTGAATTCCGCGTCCGGCAACCAGTTCCTCGCGGCGCAGTATGCCGGCGCCTCGCTTATCCAGACCAGCCTCAACAATTGGCTCCTGGTCGGCAACCTGAGCGCCACATGAACTTCGGCTTTCCCATTGGGTTCGTCACGCCTGCCGGCGGTGTCGCAACTGTGCTGCCGACGTTCGTCAACGTCGGCACTGGCGCGAGTGCCACCAGTGGCAATGTCACGCCGGGACTGCCGAGCGGCTCGGTGGCAGGCGATTTCCTCGTGGCGCTGGTCTGGGGGTTCAAAGGGGGAACCTTCACCAATACGACGAGCCCCACGAACTGGGTGCGGCAGTCGGTGCTGCGGATTGACGAGGCTTCCTTCGGCTGGAACCTCGAAGTTCATACTTCCATCACTGCGACGGTGAACCCGACATTCGCCACAAGTGTCTGGGGAACTGCCTCGCCGAAGGCGATAGTCTTCGGCTTCCGGGGGGTCTCGGCCCACGAGTTGTTGACGCATGCGGAGGTCACGGCGTCTGGCTTCGATGTCGCATATGCGAGCATCACGACGGGCGGTCCGAACCGGCTCGTGGCAAATTGGTTTCTGCCGCATGTCTCGCCCCCGACCACGGTCGCGGACACTGGTTGGACGAAGCAAGCCGATGTCACATTCGGTGGCAGTTCCATCGCACTGGCGACCACGCCGATGGTGGCTCTCGGCACGACGCCGGCGGGCAACCATTCCTGGGTCGACGACGAGTCGGGGACGCCGAACTCCATCCACCGGGTGTCGCTGGCGATGATCCCGACCGGGGGCTGAGCGTGAAACTGCGCGGCAAATGCTCTTGGTTCGGAGGTCCATCAGATACCGGCGTCAGCCCCAGCGAAAACCTTGCCTTCATCTACTCGATTGACATGGCGCCTGAGCTATTCTTGCCCGAGCAACCGCCGGGTACGACCGGCCTTGCGCGGCGGCTCGATCCGGAGACATTCTTCATTGCCGTGAGATGGAACTACGATGAGACGAGCAAAGAAGACTTGCTCGACATCCGCTGCCTCGTGCGCTCGCCGAAGACTGGCAAGGAATACGTCGCCCGACCTGCGGATTGGGGGCCTCACATCGATACCGGCCGCGTCGCCGACATCAGCAAGGGGCTGATGGATGCCCTCGGCATCCAGACCGACGACGAGGTCGAGGTCACCTATCCATACGGTGAACAAGAGGCGGTGAAGCCCATGTACAAGAGTGTCTGCATCAGCTCGGGCCACGGGCTTTACGTGCGGGGCGCCTCGGGCGTCAATTCCGGCGGGTTCGACGAGGTCGACGAGGCGCGCCGGCTCGTGGAGCGTGTAGCGGACGAACTGGATGCGCGCGGCGTCTCCGTGAGCGTCTTTCACGACAACACGTCCAAGACGCAGAGTGAAAACCTCAACACGATCGTCAATTGGCATAATGCGCAGGGAGCGCACGATCTTAATGTGAGCGCACATTTCAACGCTTTCGACGGTAAGGCGCATGGCACTGAGGTGCTCTACCTCACGCAGCCGGAACTCGCATCCGAGATGTCGGCGGCCATCGCCACGGCGGGCGGGTTTACGAACAGGGGGGGCAAGAAACGGACCGATCTGGCCTTCCTCAACAAGACCAAAGCGCCGGCGATACTGCTCGAAACATGCTTCTGTGACTCGGCCGCCGATGCGGAACTGTACGAGATTGGCTTCAGCCGCATCTGCGATGCCATCGCCGACGTGCTCGGTGGCAAGGAGGCTACGCCGCCGATCGAGCCGCCGAAGCCTGAGCCGGCCGAGGCTCGTGTCGACATCGGCGTGACGGGCAACGTGGCCATCTACGTCAACGGCAAACTGATTCAATGACTGCTGTCGAGGAGGGCGCCCCGCTCGTCCGGCTCCTGGTCGGCGTGACGACGGTGCTCTGCACGCTGATGGTGGTGTGGCTGAGCGAACTGCTGGAGGCTCGCTCGCAAGTGGCGGAACACTGTGTGGACGGCGAAGAACGAGAACGGATACGTGAACTTTCCTTGGAAGGGATAGACTTGGCGCTGAAAAATCATGTGGCTAAATTATTCGATATTTGGATGAAGGATGACCGAGAGCAGCCGCGGCGGGCTGTTACCGGCATGCAGGCCGGCATCAGCGCACACCTGCGTGCCCGCGCCAATGCACTAAAATGGGATCCCCCCCGCTGTTCATAAGGGGCTGGCACAGTCGGCGGCCCCGCGCCGTGGTTCGTCACCGCCGTGCCTCGGTATGGTCTTACTCCTCATTGTACTCGATAGAGAAATTACACCACTCCCCCGGAGGCAAAAAGACTTGGCCATCGTCTCTTATTTCCAGATTGACCAATTCGCCAGCTGTGTGATTATTGACCTTAACGGCAACAGCCGTAGCCCGTACAATCGTTCTCCCTGGGTAAGAGACATGATGCAGGTTGGTGTAGTAGAATGGTTTGCTCATCGCCGTCACGCCTTACGCCATTTACGCCAGCCGAAGAAGCCACCGCCGAGAGCCAGGACCAGCCCCGGCAAGCCTGCGCCTGCGATAGGACCGGGGACGACTGCGGGTGTCAGGAAGAACGAATCCGGCCCATCGGTCTGGTTGCTGATGCGAGCGAAGAAGATGAGCTGATCGCCCGCCTGGATGTCCGTTCCGATGTTGATGTCGAAGCCGGTCAATGTGTAGTCGGGGAAGCCGGTTCCATTGTTGAGGCTCGGAATCGGCGTGCCACCCGGTCCAGGCGAGAACGCGGCGAGGACCGTGTGCTGCGTAAGATTCAGGAGATAGAACGACTCGAGAACCTGAGTTCCGTTGGCGCCGCCGGCGTCGTTCACGTCGACGCCGATGGAGAACTGCAGATTGGTAGCGCCGCTGGCGAGCAAGTAGGCTCGCAGAAACGAGCCGTCATATCCGATGCCCACGGTATCGACGCCGGGATTGGCACCTCCCGACACGTTGGTCGAGAAGAACGCCGCATTGGCGAGGTTGCCCGAGTTGTGGTAGTCGGTGTACCCGAACGTCGCACTCTGCTGCGGCTGATTATCGCCGCAGATCACGCATTGCACATTCAGCGGCTGGTTGCCGCCCGGCACCACATTTTGCAGCGTTAGAAGAGTGCCGGTGGCGGTCCAGTTCTGGCCGCCGAGAACGACATCGGCTCTGCTCGGCTGGCTGAGCACGAGTGCTGTTGCGACAGCACTCGCGGCGAGAAGGAACTTCAGCATTAGGATTCTCCCTGTTCCTGTTGGATGAAGATCACGCACGGCTACACGTAATAACGACGGCGGCGGCGGCTCTGCAGGTGCCGCAGGTAGTATCCGAGCGGAGCGCCGGCGAGAGCGCCGGCGATGAAACAGACCAGCTGGACCGTCATCATTTTTTCACCCATATCTCCCGGTAAATTGTGATCCGGTGGACGCCATAGCGTTCCGACAGTTCCCGGATGCTGTAGGCGTCGCGCTCGGCCGTCTGTGTGTTCATCGCGGCACCTAATTGTGTAGCACGGTGCGAGTCGGGCGGGCACTCGCTCTGAGCCGTTTAATGCAGCGATCGGCAAATTCATCTTCCGACATATCGCGACGAGCACTTTTCCCAGGGTGCTCGCGCTCCCACTCGCGCCATACCGCCTCGATGTCGTCAGGCGTGAATGTCAGCGTCACGTCACCAAATACGAAGGCCATCTTCTTCATCGTAGCACTACCCTGCCTGTTATTTTCTTTTTCAGTTTGTCATTGCGCCCGCCGGGGAGCGGGTTGCGCGACCGCTTGGCGCCGAGATGCCGCATCTCAATGCGCTTGGCCTTGGCAATGGTCGGATGATCGTAGATCCGGGTCTTGAGCGACCAGCAACTTTTACAAAACACAAGCGCGTTTTCTAGCGTTGCTGCGCCACCCAGTTCGCAGGGCACGCGATGCTCGAAGTAAATATCGCCAGGAGACAGTCTGCGGCTACAATTCTCGCATAGGCCACAACTGCGCTCCCAGGCGGCAACGCGAACTTTTCCTGGGAATTCGACGCGTCTCATGCTGTCCGCACCTTTTGCAGGTCGTCCACGCTCACGCCGATCATGTTGGCAAGGTAATCGAGCGTCTTGGTTTTTGAGTCCTGAAATTCTCGCTTCTTCATCGCGCGGTACGACTGCGAGCGCGCGGTGAGGCGCGTGACCACCAAGCCGTCGATCACGGTTTCCGAGTATTCGTGCGTGAACGTCGCGAGGTAGCGACACCAGCGCTCGGCTTCTGCCCGGGACGTGCAGATGAAATGCTGCGGCGGATTGTGGTATCCGGTATGGATGAGGGCGTGCGCCCGGAGTTCGTCCGGGTTCAACCAGCGGCCCGTATAGGCTTCAGGCAGGTTTTTGAAAATCTCGTCGATGTTGACGAAGTAGTGGTCATGGCTGACCTTTGAGCGCTGCTCATGCGGCACCATCTGGTAGACTTCGCCGACGACGTAATGTTTTTCGGCATAGCGCGGGTACAGTGGCTTGAATTGCTCGCCATCCCAGCGCATCGCCATAGGTGGAGGTGCACTCATGCGGGAACCTGAATGTACGACCATGTGCGGCCGGACGCGATAGCGTTGATGGCCGCTACGCTTATGTTGAAGCGTGCCGCCATGCGAGCGCGGATCATATCAGCCTGCCATTGCCAGGGGCTCGGCGAGCGCGCGCAGCCGGGCGAGCTTCTCGTCCAACTCGCCGAGGAAGTCGCGGACCATTTCCTCTAGCTCCTCGATCCGCTCGTCGTTGCGGTCGACGCGCTGCACGAACAACCGCATATGCTCAGGCATGCGTGGATCATAACTGACGAAGTCACACCATTGCCGGCCGGAGCATGCCATCTGCCACTGCATCTGCGTGTGATAGCGCAAGTCGATGGCTTGCCCGAGCAACGTCTCAATATGCTTTGCGCTCTGTGGACACTTGATCTCGAGGAGTCCATCGTCGCTGATTAGTCCGTCTGGCGAGGCGTGCGTGTTGGGGATCGATGGATGTCGGACCAGTCCGATTTCCTCCACCGTCACGTTGCGCCAGAATTCATAAGCCGTGCGCGCCTCCGGCTCGGTGTCGATGCCGTTCTGCATGGCGGCGTTGACGTAGGTATCTTGCGGAACGCCAGTCAGCCGTTCGACGATTTTGCGGGCCATTACATTGGCGCGCGAGGCGCCCCACCCGGTTTTCGTGCGCGCGATAGCCTCATACACCTCGGACGCGCCGAGGCTGCCGAGACGCGCGGCAAACCATTCCGGCGAGCGTTGAACGAGTTCGATCATGTTTTTGCCATTGCCTTCTTCTTGTTCTGCAGCGCGGTCTTGGCGCGGTCGAACGTGATCGCTGGCAGATCCTCGATCAGGTCTATTTTGTAATACTGACAGAAGGCCTTCACATTAGCTCCACCGCGCAGGCCGGCCTCGACCGCGATGTCCTGCAGGAGCACCCGCAATTCGTCGGCCTGCGCTTCACTGATAGAGCCGCTCTCTGTCTGCGTGTTCCTGTGGCTGGCGGCGTTGCCGTCGTCGTCATCGCCTTCGGCGATGTTGAAGATCATCTTGAGCAGCCCGCGGCGGCCGTAGGTGACGGCGGACATGGTGGCGTGGGTCTTTGTCATCACATCATTGCCGCGCGCACCCTTGCCATCGGCCGGCATGTCGAGGTGATAGGTGCGGTTGTGGCCGCCGGCGGCGACGAACGCGAGCACGCGCACGCAGTTTTCCGGCGCCTCGTCGCCGGTGTCGAACGAGATGTTGAAACCGTGTTTCGTGTAGATTGGCCGCAGCGCACGGTCGATCGCGGCGAACGAGGCATAGCGGCTGCGCGTCTGTGGGTTTGAACTGTCGGCGGACACCCGTGTCATTTCGGACTGCGCTGCTGACATGGCGTCGTTGAACCGGGTCAACGCTTCCTGGGCGACGATGCGCTCGCGCATCTCCAGAAGCTTTTCCATTTTGCCGAGATCGGCCGCTGGATCGCGTGCCAGCCGCTCAATCAGGTTGATGAGCGCCGCGCTTTCGGACGCCGGCTGCGGGATGTTCTCGGACATCTTGGCGATCTGGTTCATTGCGTGGGCTCCTCTGGCGTCGGGGCGGCGAGCAGATCGGCCATGCCGTCGAGCTGGGATTTTTGATTGAGAATGAAGGTTTTCAATACGGCGTGCTCGGCGAGGTCGCGGTCGCGCTGCACCTCCAGTACGCTCAGGCGCGTGCGCAAGTCAGTGATCTCGCGAGCCTGCGCGTCAATCTCGATCTGCATCATGCCGGTGCGGTTCTGCTCTTGTTGCAGCGCATCGGCGAGGTGGTCGCGCTCGGCGAACAGTTCCTGAAACGTGCGCAGGCCGGCCTCGACTACGCGCTCGCGCTCAGGCGGGATTGGCAGCCTCTCCGACACTGGAGCGACCTCGCGTGAACGGCTATTGGTCACGGTCACGGCTGTTCTCCAGCAGATGTGTGATCGCGAATTGCGTCTGCTAATTCACCGATCGATAAGGCAATTTCGCTGAGCTTTCCGCCTAGATGCTCGCCGAGTGCTTCCAGTCCACCCATTGGGGTTGCGGCATCGGCATTTCCGAGTCGGTCGATTGCGCGTGCAATCCTGATGATTGCCTCTGCCAGGGGATTTTCATCATCATTGGTCACGGCGGTCCTCCAGGTGGGCGTGGCGCATGGCGCGGAGATCGGTCTCGGCGCAGTCGATCGCGTAGTTGCGGCCAACATCGCTCTTCAGGAATTGCTCGGCCCATTCCTGTATGCGGTAATGCTTGGGATGCATTCCATGGCCGTTGAGTAGCTTGGCCTCGTAGAGGTAGATGTGGTCGCCAACCGGCGGATCGATCGGGCCATACTCACCGCGCGGTGTTTTGGGTGTATAGCCACGCTCGTATTCGTAAGTTATTTCGAGGACGGGATAGGCGTAGTCGTCATACGCCAGTTGGACCTCGACCTCGGTCTGGATGGTGTGCTGGCTCATGGTTACCAGCTCCTCGGCATGATGGTTGCGGTGGAGGTGAGGGCGTCGCGGATCGCGTAGTATGCGCGCGGGTTGTTCCTGCGCAGCCAGCGTAGCAGGATCAGCGCCTCCAGATGGCGGCCGAGTTGATATGGGTTAGGCGCGATTTTGGCTTTCTCTAGCTGGCGGAATAACTGTAGGGATATGATCGCGTCGTGGATGTTGAACTCGTCCTTC